AGTTACACGACATATTTACGACATTTATGGTACATCAAGTGACGATATTTCAGGATATCAAGGAGACTAGCACCCCATTCTACAGGAATGTTGGTGTTATTCTCAACAGAATTAAGGAAGGTTCTTCCAAAGAACTGGTAAAAAAGATTAGGGCAGAGAAGACAAAGGCTGAGCGTAATGAATTAAAGAAAAAGTTACCAGCGATATGTTTCAGTGGGATTTTTCCAAAGAGAGGGGATGCCTACTTAAAAGAACACAGTGGTCTGATATGCCTAGACTTTGATGGCTATGCCAAGAACAAGGACTTGTTAGAAGACAAGGAGAACCTATCAAAGAATAAGTTTGTGTACTCTGTATTCGTATCCCCATCAGGTAATGGGCTTAAGGTTCTGGTAAAGATTCCAGCTGACCCTGAGAATCACATCAACTACTTCAACAGTCTAGAGAAGTACTTCAACAGTCAGTACTTTGATAAGACAAGCAAGAACGTATCACGTGTATGCTACGAGTCATACGATGCATTGATTTATGTGAACGAGAACTCATCTGTCTGGGACAAGATTGAGGAGCCAGAGTACACAGAGATAAGCAAGATTAAGGACAGCCCCACCATACCTATCACTGATGAGAACAAGGTGGTTGAAATCCTTGTCAAGTGGTGGACCAAGAAGTATCCAATGATGGAGGGACAGCGGAACCAAAACGTGTACATCCTAGCCATGGCGTTCAATGACTTCGGTATCAACAAAAGCCTTGCATCCTATGTGCTGAACCAGTATGCATCTGAGGACTTTACAGTGAAGGAGATTGCTCAAACTATTGACTCAGCGTACCGGCACACTGCCAACTTTGGAACCAAGTATTACGAGGACGAGGAGCGAATCAACTCCATCAAAGCCAAGCTCAGGAGGGGTGTATCAAAAAAAGAAATACGTATTCAGCTACAGGACTCTCAACTGGATACGGATACTATCGAAGCGGTCTTGAACAAGGTGGAGGAGGAGAACTCCAAGCAAACATTTTGGAACAAGAACGAGAAGGGAGTCATCCGCATCGTACACATTCTATTCAAGCAGTTCCTTGAGGACAAAGGCTTCTACAAGTACTGCCCTGAGGGTGGGAAGAACTACATCTTCGTCAAGGTAACCAACAACCTAATCGACCATACATCAGAGAAGGAGATAAAGGACTTCATACTTACTCACCTGCTGGAGCTGGATGACATTGCGGTGTACAATTACTTCGCTGACAACACTCGATTCTTCAAGGAGGAGTTCCTGTCAATGATATCTACGATTGACATCTTATTCATTGAGGATACCAAGGATGCATCGTACCTGTACTACAGGAACTGTGCTGTGCAGGTGACAAAGAATGGGGTGAAGCCAATCGATTACCTAGACCTAGGTGGATACGTGTGGAAGGACCATGTGATTGACCGTAACTTCACCATGTGTGATGTGACTGATGCATGTAACTATAAGAAGTTCATTCGTAACATCTGCGGAGATGACGATGGCAGGGTCGAGGCTATGGAGAGTACCATTGGATTCCTGCTACATGGCTACAAAAACCTGAGCTTCTGCCCTGCTGTCATCCTGAACGATGAGGTGATAAGCGACAACCCTGAGGGTGGCACAGGCAAGGGCCTGTTCATGAACGCACTAGCAAAGATGAAGAAGGTTGTGACTATCGATGGAAAGTCCTTCACATTTGAGCGAAGTTTCGCCTACCAACTTGTCTCTGCTGACACCCAGATACTAGTGTTCGATGACGTGAAGAAGTACTTCGACTTCGAGAGACTATTCAGTGTGGTAACTGAGGGCCTAACGCTAGAGAAGAAGAACAAGGATGCTATCAAGATACCATTCAGCAAGTCCCCAAAGATTGCCATCACTACCAACTATGCAATCAAGGGGTCAGGCAACTCATTCGCTAGACGTAAGTGGGAGCTGGAGTTACACCAGTACTACACTAAAGCCTTTACTCCATTGGATGAGTTCGGAAAGTTGATGTTCGGGGACTGGAATGACGATGACTGGTGCGAGTTTGACAACTACATGATTGGATGTCTTAAGTCTTACCTGAACACAGGTCTGGTTAGAAGTAAGTTTGTCAACCTAAAAATCAGACAGCTATCTGCCGAGACATCTCATGACTTCATTGAGTGGTGTGGATTGGTTGAAGGTCAGCCTAAGAACAACACGCTTGAGCCAGAGATAAGACTGTACAAGAATGATTTGTACAATGACTTCGTGAATGAGTACCCTGACTATGGACCAAAGTCTAAGATGACAATCAGCAGGACCAAGTTCTACAAGTGGTTGATATCTTATGGTCTATTCAAGTATGGCGTTGCTCCTGAGGAGGGACGAGACATGATGGGCAGATGGATTATTATTCATGAGCAAGATAGTTGAGAGGATACCAGCGTACTCTGACAGGCAGATGTTGGAGTACTGCGGTATGCTTTACGATGTGTTGTCAAAGAGTAAGTACTCAGATGATGATGCACTGGATAGAATAAAGAACAGCTTCACTCACTACGGATCAAAGAACATGGAGTTTAGACCATACCAACAAGACATAATTAACCAAGGGTCAGAGATCCTGAGTAAGCATGGCTTTGTATTCCTAGCCATGGAGGTACGGACAGGCAAGACACTGACCAGTCTAGGGATTGCAAATGAATGCGGTGCCGAGTCAGTGCTGTTCGTTACCAAGAAGAAGGCCATAGGTAGTATCGAGAAGGACTACGATACCCTAAAGCCTAGATACGCTATGAAGGTGGTCAACTACGAGAGCCTCCACCACGTGGTAGATAGCCTCAAATTTGACCTAATTATAATCGATGAGTCTCATAGCATAGGTGCATTCCCAAAGCCCAGCAATCGGGCTGTAATGATTCGACACGCTATCTCTAAGCACAAGTCTAAGGTGATACTTCTGTCTGGCACACCAACTCCTGAGAGCTACTCTCAGATGTACCATCAGGTGTACGGCATACCAAACAATCCTTTCCGGCAGTTCGCTAACTTCTACAGGTTCGCTGATGTGTACGTAAAGGTCAAGCAGAAAAACATCAATGGCCTATTCATCAATGACTACAGCCATGGCTTGGACAGCATCATCGAGGCTATGAAGCCATACATGATAAGCTTCTCCCAGAAGGAAGCAGGGTTCGTATCGTCAGTTACTGAGGAGGTCCTTGAGGTGGAGATGAAGGAGTCTACAATAAAGTTAATCAAGAAACTTGAGAGGGACTTGGTCATTGAGGGTAAGACTGAGGTGATACTGGCGGACACACCAGTAAAGTTGATGATGAAGGTACACCAACTATGCAGTGGCACGATTAAGTTTGAGAGTGGCAACAGCATGGTTCTAGATACCACAAAAGCTCAGTACATTTATGACAACTTCTGCACCCAAAAGATAGGTATCTTTTACAAGTTCAAGGAGGAGTTGTCTGCACTCAAGCAGGTATATGGTGATGAGTTGACTACTGACCTTGATGTGTTCGACAAGACCGACAAGAGCATAGCATTGCAGATTGTAAGTGGTAGGGAGGGCATCAGCCTACGCAATGCAGTAGCGTTGGTGTACTACAACATTGACTTCAGTGCTACCAGTTACTGGCAGAGCAGGGACAGGATGACAACCAAGGAGCGATCATTCAACCATGTGTACTGGGTCTTCAGTAAGGGAGGCATTGAGCATGACATCTACAAGACAGTGATAAAGAAGAAGGACTACACAGTTAATCATTTCAAAAAAATAAATATTTAAACCTATGTACAAGATTATAGAACAAGGAACTGAAGAAGATTTTTTCAGTGAAGAAGTTATAAGTGAGTTTTATAGAAAAATTTCTATTGAGATTCAAGAAGATGTTGAGAAGAAAAAAACTTTTAACCCTTTCTTCTATGGAGCATTTGCATTACATGATGTTCCATTATTAAATGGAGAGTACTTAAATGTATGGATTGAATTCAATGCAAAGTTAGTTACATTACCGGGTACCAAGTCAGGGATATTAGATGCTGGGATTAATACGTGTATAATTTATGATGAGATACCAGACATATTATTGGATAAGTACAATGATATAATAGAGGCCAGTAAAAAACTTAATACATAGATAGACTCGGGTCGCTAGTGCCTACCAACAGTAGCAAACTTAGTCAGGTGGCGGAATTGGTAAACGCTAAAATCAAAGGTTGGTGTCCGTAATCAGTCGGTGTAAAGCTCCGTAATACCTTTGAAATAGGTACTTCAAACGGCTTTCTAGATAAGCCTACCATACAGGTTCGAATCCTGTCCTGACTACGAGTAGTGAGAACCTCGGTCGCAGCTATAATAGATAAGCGAAGATGCTTTTTGGAAGCGACTTCTAATTGATGCGCAAAATGCGAGTGGTGACTAACGGGGAGAGACCCGTACAGGCTAGTTAGATTAAAAGTAAATCATGGGTGACGCTGAAAATGCAAAAGACCAAGCAGCAGGGGCAGTACCTGCACTAGCCACAAATAACCTAGTCAGGTGGCGGAATTGGTAACGCACATACAACGAAGGGTGTGTACAGCCCAACCATAAAGAGAGTTGTATGGTGGTATAAATACAGGTTCGAATCCTGTCCTGACTACACATTAAAATAAACAACATGGAAAAGATTTGGAACTACGTATTTCATTGGAATGAATACACACAGAAGTGGTACGCTGTACACAGGGATAGGTACCTAGATTATTGGAGTAATGACAAGGATAACTTCCTATCAGATGAGAACATAAACAATCTAATTAATAAACTATGAAAAAGCAGACAGCAGTAGATTATTTATATCAAAAACTTTGGGATGAAACAAAGGATAAGTGGACTTGGTACGGAATTTTAATGGATGCTAAGGAAATGGAGAAATCAAATCTTCTTCGTTATGGTGCTAAATGTTTTACAAATGGTCTGGTGGTTGGACTATCATCAGCTATTTTAGGAATATTAATCTCAAATATTTTAGGAATATTAATTTCAAAATTTATATGAAAAAGACAGCAGTAGATTGGTTCGCATTAAAGTTGATGTACCTAAAAATGAATCCAAAAGAAGTCTTTGAGTTTATAGGATGGCTTGAAGAAGCCAAGGAGATGGAGAAGGAACAGATTAAAATTGCCCATTTAAACGGACAATCTGAGTGGGATATAAAAGGATTAGAAGACATAAATAAAAAATTATCAGAAGAATACTACAACGAAACCTTTAACTTATAAATAAAATGAAACAAAAAACATCAGTTCAGTGGCTATTTGATGAATTTCTTAAGCCTGAAAATAAATCAGCATTAGGAAGTTTACTTTTAGAAGCGATAGAAATGGAGAAAGAACAGACTATTAACTTCTATAATTGGATGAGATTTAACGAACAAAATGAAAATTATTTTCACTATAGTGATTTAGACATGTTTTCAGAATACTTTAAAGAAACAGAAGAAGAATTCTAATGAGCCCAGACATAACAATGTGCAAGGGGACAAACTGTCCCTACAAAGAATCATGCTACAGGTTCACAGCAACTCCAAATGAGTTTAGGCAATCCTATTTTATGGAGCCACCATTTAAGGATGATAAATGTGAAATGTACTGGGGTGATACACAGCATGAAATTTGGAATCAACTAAAAGATATAATGAAATGACAATCTATCTAGGAGACCAAGCAAAGAAGTTATTCTACATGAGAGAGGTTCCTGTAGGATCAATAGGTGTGTTCCAATCAATAGGTGGTGATTGGTTATACTGGTTCAGCGATGGCTTTACATACGACACAGGTGTTGCTGACACTGAGTCAGAAGCATTACAGACAGCAAAGAAAAACTTTAGGCCATACAAATAGGGTATGTTTAGGGTATAAATAGGGTATGTTTAGGGTATAAATAGGGTACGTTTAGGGTATAAAAATGTAAGAAGCGAGGTAAGAAAGGTAAAGAAAAAGGTAAGATGACAGAGCAGCAGGTACAGACTAAGTTGATGAAGGACCTTGAGGATAAGGGATACTACGTCATCAAGCTAATCAAGACCAACAAGAATGGTATCCCAGACCTTATCGCCATACCTAAGAACTCTGATGTTGAGTTCTATGAGGTGAAGCGAGCGACAGGTAGGCCAAGTGAACTACAGAAATATAGAATCAAAGAACTACAAAATCATGGAATCAAAGCAGAACTCTTTTATGGAAGAGAGAAAGAAGATTGAAAACATACGCAACATAGTTGAGATGGTAACAGGAGAACGAATCCTGTCAGTAACAAGGTATCGAGGGGAGGTCGAAGCCAGAATGATATTCGCTTCAATACTCAAAGATGCAGGCATGCACCCCGGAAGCATTGCACTAAGCATGAAGAAGAGCAGGTACTCTGCTGACTACTATCTAAGCAAGATTAATGACCTACTTGAACTCGATTCAAACTTCAGAAGTTTATATCTGAAGTGCAAAGAAATGGTCATTATGAATAAATTTAGAGAAGAGCCTGTTGATTCCTACAATATTGTTGGTAGATTAGTGCAAGAGAATGAGGCACTTAAGCAGGAACTTAGATTACTAAAAGACAGAATGAAGCCAGTATACAATTTTATAACCGAGAAAGAATGGATGCAAGACTCCAACAGGAAAGAGACAGAGCTGCAAGGATAGCCTTCACTACAGAAGGCTTCCATGCCAGCGTTGCTATGATATACGAGAAACTCGTGGACAGAGAGTACGAATCAGTTAAGGAGGATGTTAAGTCCTTGATAAAAGATTTGAGAGACATCATCAAGACAATAGAGTACGAGGAAGACTTTTAACGCCTTCCCTCTCTTCTTCTAGATGACCCTCTAGTTGATTGTCCTCTACCCTTTCCTCGTCCCTTGGATGCAGGCTTACCATACATTGCCTCTTTCAATTCCTCTTCCTCCTTTTTCTTTTCTTCGTTGGCTTCTTTTTCAAGTTCCTTAGCCTCACGGTATGGACTACCTTCTCCGTATTGGTTCTCATACTCCTCGGGGAAATACTTTTTCATATCCTCCATGGTCATCTCGTCAGCCTTGTACCCTCCAGGAGTAGTAGAAGAATCCTTCTTAACGTCCTTCATTATTATTCTAGTCATTGTACCAATCTCAGGTGCTCCAGGCAATATGCCAAGGTGAGACAATAAGAAAGGAACCACAAACATCTTCAGTGAATTTGCATCTCTGGACTTAATGTACTTAGTCTTACCGCTGTACTCGTCTGTGTATTGTCCAGTATAGGCAAGAGATACCAACTCAAAGAACTGCTTAGCCTTACCAATACTGATTCCAAGAGTACCTGCTTGCTCAATAAAGTCTTTTTCTTTTGCATCGTAGAAAGGAATTCTGTTCTTCTCTGATACCTTAAAAAAGTCCTGAACAACATCTAGTCCGAATGCTACACCAGATTGGAAGATGGGATCTAATGCTGGAAGTAAGGAGAATGTATCCACAATCGTAGAGGTGGTTGCACCTTTCATAACTGTAGACCTCTTTCTTTCACGGTCCTCTTCGTCATCTCTCTTACCTGCAATAGACAAGGCCATCGAGCTAAGCAATGTGGTAACACCAATAGATACTGCTCTGAATGTTACTAGTTCACTAAAGAATCCACCCAAAGATCTCGCAGCAATCGCCTTGTCTTCCTTGGTTGATACCTTAGAAGTTAGCGTAGCCCAGTCGGATCCAAGTCTTGCAGACTGGTTGATTCTAAAGCTTGCGAACGGCAACAACAACTTGTTTACAAGTTGGTTAGCAGGGTTCTTAGATGATATAAACTTACCAGCCAAGTCCATGTCAGATATGTTCTGCTGTCTGTCCACCATTCTTTGAGCGTAATCAGCAGCCGTATCATTCACTTCATGAGTAGCGTAGTCTATAGTCTTAGGGTCAATACCTTGCTTCTTTAAAGACTTCTCATAGTATGACATCCAAGATGCACGTGCAACGTAGGCATCTGGCTTCTGTAAGAAGTACTTCAACTGAAGGTCGTTCAATGCAAAGATTGCATCACCAACTTTACCTACAGGACCAGTCTCCGCTCTAGTAGAAATCTTATTAAGCGTAGCGATTTGGTTCTGGCTTGCCGCACTACGGTAGGCTATTGAGTAACCAGACCTGTTCATGAAGTTGTTCTTATCCTCATTGAAAGGAGCAGCCAAGTCTATGCCACCAGCATTGATGATGGTATTTATAATAACTGGGATAGTTTGCTTTGGTATCTGAGTAGGGCCTGCAAGTATTTGACCGGTACCCAATGCCGCAACATTCTGGAGTGCTCTAATCGCCTTAGCAAAACTATCGTTCTCATAAGGATTCTTGTTTCGAATATTTCGAATAAACAAGTTTACTCTTGATCTTAGAATCTTTCTGTCAGTAAGGTCAGGAACAATCTGATCAAACTCAGGAGAGTTAAAGAACGCAGACACCTGTCGTATAGGGCCAGCAGTATTCAAGTCGACCAATGCATCATACATTGAGTTGGCATTGTTAGAATCAAAAGACAAGTTTATGTAAGACTTCTTAGGAAGAGTATCATCCATAACAGGAGTCATCAATACACCTGTCTTTCTCTGGTAAGGAGTCTTGTTGTTGGCATGGAACGTCATCAAGTGTGAGTCCATCTCATCACCTGTCTCAGATGATACAGACTCTTTTTCTATACTAGACACACGGTCTGGAGTATAGTTCACATCCTTACCTAGAGTCTGGTTGTATATGTTTTCAGACAAGTCAGCGAGTTGATCATACTTATCACCCCATTGTGTTTGCCAGAACTTAACAGCATCTACGTTGATTTGGGCAGCCTTATTAACAACTTCTTCTGAGGTGTTAGAGTCTTGAAGTATCTTGTTGAAAGCCTTAGCATACTCAACAGACAACTGTCTATGGTTCTTGTCACCCTTCTCAAGGACTTTAATTGAATCAACAATTAGTTGCTTCCTTCTATCAAACTCAGCCTGCACCTGCTCTTCAGTACCAATAACATTTCGCATCATGTACGCAAGCATACCACGCTCAACTGTATTGTACATGGTATTGAATGCCTGACCGTTTGGAGTTAGCTTGTAGAACTTATTGAAGTATTGATCAACGATGGCATCACTCAACGCCTTAGCTGTTGACTTCCCTTTCTTTATGGCAGACACACCAGCAAGAGACATCATTTTTCCACCTCTCTCAAATCCCTTGAACATTCTTTCGAATAGAAGGTCCAAAGATGTGAACTGCTCAAGTAAGAACTCGCCTACAGTTTCATTGAAGTACTTCTTAATCTTTTGAGAAACAATTCCCTTTGCTTTGGTAGCATTGACTTTGCCTACATAAGAACTGTAAATAGATTCCATCTTTGCAGTGGACCCATTCTCAATAAAGTTTTGTAGTGAGTCAAACATATCAAGAAGCTCATTGACATCAAGCAAGTTCAAGTCCATGCTCATGAATTTCTCAACTACCTTTTTCTTGGCATTACTCACAGTTACATCTTCTCCAGAAATAGGGTTAACATCTTTGTCAAGAATCTCTCTTACGATACTCTTGTACATGTTAACTTCTTTTATTGCATTCTCTTTTACCTTAGCAGACTTCAGTTCCTTGCTAACTTTAGCATCCTTGTTTCTGGATTCCAGTACTTCAAAGTATTCTTCCTCAGTCAAGTTCTTGCCAACAACCTCACTCATTCTGGCAATCTTGTCTTTTAGAATTTGCTTTTGCTGCTTCTCTATATTCTCGTTAATGTAATCAGTAAGACCTTCTGTTTTTATTATCTTAGCGAATGTGCCATCCTTGCCTCTTAAACTTGAACCCACTACTGCTTCAGATATTTTATCAGCAATCTGATTGTACTTATCGATATCCTCCACCATCGATGGATCAATAACTGAGAACAGCTTGGCAAGGTCACGAAGGTTTGAAGCAACCTCTTTACTCTTGGCTCCTCTTCTTATCGTTTTTCTCTTAGCCTTTGCATCGTTAAGTTTCTTACCGTACTCAGCATCTTTAAATATCTTACCAGCATAGGAGATGAATTTATCTACAGCAGTCTGATTGTTTAGGTTTACCATCTCCGCCCTCTTGATGATTGCTTCAACAGTCTTGGCATTAATCTTACCACCATTCTTCGACATACCTTTTACTGCATCAGCAATAGCCTTTCGCTTAGCATTCAAATCAGCACCTGCATCCTTGATTGCCTTAGATATAATCTTGTCTATCTCAGACTTACCTCTGGCTGGCTGTGCTCTTTCTTCACGTACCTCAATCTCTGGAGCCTTTGGTTCCTTACCTAATGCAGCATCAATGGCTTCTTGAGTAAAGCCTATTTTATTAAGTAGTTCACGAATAGCTGTCTCAGAAATTCCATTAGCAAGTCCAACCTGGACAATGTTATTAATATCACTTTCTCCAAGCCTAGCTCTAGATGCTGCCATTGCTTCAGATGCCTTGAACTTTCTATTGACCTGAGCCATTCCAAATAAATCAGCAAGGGATGAATTAATAAATTCATCTAAGGTCATTTTCTCTATTCTAGATACAAAGTCTTTATCTTTGAATAGCTCTTTTGTTGTAACAAACTTTTCCTTGATGTACTTAAAGAATGCATTAAGCCAGTTTTTAAACTCACTCTTCTTTGATGCATTAACTATGGTCTCCCCTTTAGTTGCAATCAACTCAACCAATGCTTCTTCTAGGGCAATGTCTCTCTGACCATACTTAGCTAAAGCCTCTTTGTATTCTGGTGTACCATCAACAAGCTGAAGACCACGATTTAGTAATGCAGTCCCTTTATTACCAGATGCTTTTGATTTTAAGTAATCAACCCATATATGTCCGAACTCGTGTATAGGAGTTCTTAATGATAAGTTATCAGGGTTTATAAATATCTTTCCATCTTTTGTGATACCATAGATTACATTTCCATTGGCATCTGCTCTTGATCTTATTCCTTCTTGTTGTAAGAAATTATCAAACTCTTCCTTAGTATCAAATACAGATACATCGGGGAATGCAGTTCTAAGTTTTCCAACAATAATATCAATGTCAGTCAGCCCTTGTGGTTTAATCTTAGCACCTCTAAAAGCAACATCTATAAATGCTGTACCACCAGCTTGTCTAACAATAGAGTCAGCTGTAGGATAGATACCACTTTTGTTTTTCTTAAGTAGGCGAGGTGCTTTTGCTTGTAGCTCTGCAAATACATCAAATGCTCTTGTTGGATTACTGATGTAAGATATAAGCATACCTTTAGGTCCATACCCATAATTATTATGCTGAGCCTTCTCTACACCTGATGAACCTTCACGTACATCTATACCCATCACAGCAACGATGTCTCCCTGCCTAGCCTTTAGCATAGCAGGTTCACTTATTTGATCCTTAATGAATGGAAGAGTTAGCTTTTTAGCATCGTTCCATAGAGGATTCTTTTCTCTTCCAAGCAGAGCTTTATTAAACTCAGTTGTTGGAGCATCTTTTTTAAGAGGAGTTAAAGATAATAGCTTAGTGGATATTATGGCTCTAACTGGTAAGCTAAGCATACTAGGTTCACCCTTAGCTCGGCTTATAGCATCATCTACAATTGCATCAAAAAGACCATCTACTGTCGTGATATTTTTCTCCTCTATAAAGTTAAGTATTCTTATAGGGGCCTTTTTTGAAAGTATCTCATCAATAGCTTCAATAGAGTCAGAGAACTTTTCCTCTCCTTTTATTTTGTTTAGCTTATTCTCTAATGACTGTATAGCATCTTTTGTTGCTACAGGTACATCTGAATTCTTAAGGCTCTCAAGATAATCTATAATTCCTTTGAAGTCAGTTATATTTCCATTGTCAATATTATCCTGAAGATCAAATATCCAAGAACTAGAAGATTGCCCCTTTGCGGCTTTCATTAAATCTTGCTTATAAACTTCAAGAGCAGCCTTTCTATTTTCTAAAGGAAGTGTTTTAATCCAAGGAGATAGGTATCTGAATATTGCTTCATTTGAATACAAGGCATCATCACCCATCCTTACAATTGAATATGGGATATGACCATCAGGTAGTGCACCTTCCTTCCATAATCTATCAAACAGTTCTTTGTTTGCAGTGTATACTTGCTTTGCTTGGTTAACAATATTTTGAGCTAACTTCTTATCAACATTAGCCCATGCAAGTCCAGGATTTCTAAAGAAGTTGAACATCAAACCTCCATCAATTTCCATATCATTACCAGCAGCATCCTTATAAGTTCCACTTCCAAGTGAATCAGATATTCCTATCATCATTGGAATGTTAGAAAATTCTTCTATCCTTCTGTATAGCTGACTTTCTTTTGTAAATCCTAACTTATTAAGTATTCTTTTTAAGAATGGCTTTTTAATATTATCTGGTGTTGGATTATCAGAAACCACTTGGCCAGCCTCAACCTGACCAGTTGGTTTAGCCCCTTCAAAAGCAGCTTCTTCTGGAGATTGAACAGCCATTTGATTTATCTCTGACACAACATCAGCTTCATTGGTTCTTGTATCTTGAGCTTCTACTCCAGCTGAAAGTCTTGCTCTTGGCTCTGGTTGCTGATTACCTGTAAGTAACTGCTCAAGTAAGGATACCTCTCCTTCTAAGTCTAACTGCTGAGTAGGAGATACAGCTGGAGATACAGCAGGAGATACAGTTGATACTTCTACTTGACCTTCTTTTACAAAGTCTGAATCTACAGGTTGTCTAACTGTTAATCCTAAATCAGAACCTCTAACACCAAATCTATCATCTATACTACCAACAGTTTTTCTTTTAATTGGAAACATATTATCCTTAGCTCTGCTTTCATCGCTTCTAATTGTTCCCTTCTCGAATATTACAGGTATCTCTTTAAGTCCTAATTCTTTGGCAGCTATAATTCTATGATTGCCTTCTATAATTGTGGCCTCACCTTCTCCACTAGACCTGTCATAAACAAGCACAATAGGTTCCTTAAAACCATTCTTAGAGATATCTTCTTTTAACCTATCTATAGTAGCTCTAGATGTAGGCATCTGTGCTTCACCTAATCTATCTTCACCTATAAATTCTTCTAATTCAGTAATAGGAACTAATCCTTTCTGCCCTTCACTATCTTTTACCTCTATGTCCTTATTTAAAATAGGCTGAGTTACTTCTTGGACTTGACCTTCTTGGGCAATGCCTTGAGGTTCTGCTTGGGGTTCTCCTTGCGCCATCTCTTGGCGATCTCTGGTTCCTGGCTGTACAGGTACTTGACCTGCTGTTTGCTTTTGAATGGCATCTAGTTGTTTGTTTAGTATTTCTATTTGTGTTTCATCATCGTTGTCTACTACGATCTTAGACCTAAGCAAACTACGAGTACTCATCTTCTCAATCTCCTTCAGGAACTGCTCCTTTGTCATGGTCTTACCACCAATGCGGTACACAGACACACCCTCTCTTTTTGTACCCAAGATTAAGTCAAGGTTTACTTGCTCCTCTTTAGGCTTTACCTTCTTGGTCTCGGACAATTCAGCTAGCTCCTGATTGATAGCCTTAATCTTATCTGAGTTAACCTCTCTTCTGTTTTGAGTAGAAGTCAACTCCTGTCTAGCAGCAAGAAGCTCCATCACTCTGGCCTCAGACTTTGATGTATTACCAGTAAGTCTGCTTACCGCACCAACTGACAATAGATCTCTGGCCTCTCTTCTTAGACCAACATTCTGCTGGATTCTCTGGTTAACATCAGCATCAATCTTACCAAGCTTCTGCATGTTGTTAGCCCAGTTAGATATCCTCTCATCGCTAACTCTTTGAGATGCCATAGCGTTGATATCTGTAAGCTCCAGAGCCAACTGTGCACTAGTCTGGTTACGAGATTCTATGTACATGTTCATACCCATCATAGATGTATTGGTACCAACACCACCCATACCTTCGTATGCAATCTCCTTCATGTTAATCTCTTGACCTGCTGACACCTGAGCAGCAAGTTCTCCTCCCATCTCAAATGCTGGATCGACTACAAGACGTTCAGCAGTAAGTGCACCAACTCTTGTTGCTATTGGAGCAATCTTACTTACCTTAAATACTTTACCTGTTAGGCCAGCCCCCAAGTAATCTACAAGGGCAATAGGTATACCTCTCTTAACACCACGCTCACTACCCTCAGACCATACTGATTCGTCCATCAATCCTTTCTCAACCTGAAGTGGGTCGGTGATATTATATCCCTTCTCCTTCATTACATCAAGTATGGCATTAGTATATTCAAGAGCAAAGAATGATGCGGCCATACCTGACCTAACACCATAGCCTAAACCAGTGGTAGCACCTGCTAGTGCACCCGGTGCACCTGCTGCTGATCCGCCTATGGCAGCCCCTGCCGCAACACTTGACCCTACAATTGATGGGATAAGATAACTGCCGTATGGAAGTATCTGAGTAAATGAAGAAGCAGCAAATGTGGACATTGCCTCCAATGGATCAGACATGAATGTCTTAAAGAACTCACCATCTCTAGATAGGTTTAGCCTTGTAAGTACACGTGACTGCTTACCACTAAGATTACTAGATGCCTCTGCAATTTTCATTGCAATATCTTTTCTGTCGGCAGTAGAATCTACATCTTTAATGCCAAGAGTAGCTAACAATATTTGCTCAGCAGCCTTTCCATTTTGCCATGCATCCGCTAATGCTGTGTTGAATCCTGATAGGTTCTCCTCGTACTCCTCAGTGGCAGCCTTGTTCCACTTTGCATCGTAGTAGGTATTGGCTAACTGAAACTTGTTAGCAGCATCCTTACTCAGAGCAATTAACTCCTTGGTCTTAAGGACTAGATCGTTTATTGTCTTCTCATCCTCAGTGGTCTTTGGTACTACCGTGTAAAGTTTCTCAATAGGTACACCATACAAGTTCATGGACATAAGGTTAACCTGCTGAAGCTCAGTATTCACCTGATTGTTCTGCTTGATAGCCTGACCCTCAATCTCTTTCTGCTTCTTGCTAAGTACTATGTCAAACTCTTCACGTGTCTTCTGTACTGGCCCATCGTTTATCCCTAGGAATTCAACATCGAATACCTGCTCCAATAATTGGTCCTTCTGCTTTACAGTTTTGTCTAGCCTTGACTCAATCTCCTTCTCGCTGTAAAGTGGTCTACCATCATTAGCGAAATATTGAGGGTACTTTAACTTTTCTTCTGGAGCAATATAGTCTCTATCAAGAATCCTATCTAGCAACTCAACCTCATCCTGCAATGCAGTGTAGTTCTCAAACTTCTTCTTCTCTGTATAGTAGTCAAGACCTTTCTCCTTGTATAGCTTTTGTCCTTCTAAGTCAAATGCATTTACATTCTTCCAGTCTCCTTCAGCGAATCTCTTAGCATCTGCCTCGTTGTCAAACTCAAACACTTCACCACGAGACCTTGCCTCCTTTAGGGCTTGCTCAAATGGGAACTCAAGCCAGTCTTTTTTATCTGAGGTATAGTTAAGTGTATTCTTAGGGAACAAAGTTGGTATTACAAAGTGCTTACCATCCTGTTCAAATGAAGTGAATTTCACAGTAGACTCAGTACCATCTTCGTTCTTCATACCAATGTCACGTAGGCTTTGAGCCCTTACTGCCTTGGTAATGTAGTCCTCGTCTTTGTAGTTGTATACAGGCTGAGCATTTTTAGAGATAAACTTTCTAAGCTTCTCTGATTCCTCAATCTCTGTTGACTCAAGGAATGGGTCTAGGTCAATCTCAATAAATTCTTTACCATCAATTGTTCGTGCTATTACAGCATCGCCAACACCAGTAGACTCAAAGTGGAAACCATACTTTGAGAACTGCTTATTTAAAAAGTCAGTTACATCTTTCTCCTCATTGTTTATGAGGTCTTTATTAATCTGTGTAATAAGAGATCCAAACTCTGGGTCCTGAATCGCAAGAACATTTTGCTGTTTTAATAGATCTTGCTGTTCAGCTTCCTTAAGTTTCTCTAGATTCTGAGCCTCATTCTTTAGTCTCTCAGTCTCTTTTATGTACTTCTTATTCTCTTCTACCTCAAGAGTTTGAGTCTTAGGTAGCCTAGCTACAGCAGTAACATCCTGAGAAACCACAGGTCTATCTTCCCTAGGCTTCTTAGTTATTAGTTGTGGATCTACATCAACAGCAAGGCCACTGAAGTCTCTGTCCTGAGGTCTTTGAAACTGTGGCTGCTCTTGATTTAACTTACCAGTTCTGGGGTCAAATCTCCCAGATGCCGAAGAACCAAGTACCGAAGACGATACCGTATCTTCTTTTTTTTTAAAAGGGACTACAGGCTGTGAAGACTTAGACTTAAATGTACTGTCTACACTAGAAACCCAATCAGTTAATCTACCTGCATAGTCCTGATCCTGCATCTTGCTTCTGAATAAATCAAAAGAAACTTTCTGCCGGTAAGAAGGATCATTTTTTAATACTACTCCGTACAGGTCTTGTAAATATTTCTCGTCCATTTTCTATTATTTAACTAACTGGTGCTGCTAATTTCTGTGCTCTAGACTGAGTTAACTTTGCAGTTACCCAATCAATAAGTTTTTGTCTATCTGCTGGTTCTCTACTATTGATTAATAAAGGAACTGTTTCTCCAGGAGCTAATACTTCCATTGAGTTACCAGTAGAACCCCCAGTATCTGTTACAGTAAACCCAGCCTTACCCAATATAGCCTGAAGGGAAGAAGCAGTCTTCGCTGAGCTTTGAGCAAATAATCCAGAAGTTATGCCTGCATTCAATGCCTCAGTAGCTTTTGGTATGAAGTCTTCCTCTCCTTGATATGTAGTGCCAATTTGTGTAGACCAGTCACCTATGTCAAAGAATGTTTTATTAGAAGCGGCTTGCTGTAATTTTCTCTTATCAGTCTCTCCTGTAACCTCAGCCCCAATAGCTGCCCATGCATCTGGAGATATTGCTGTACCATTAGCATATCTAAATATAACTGGGTTTGTTGTAAATGCTGGATCTGAATTTACAAATTGAATTGTTTGATTACCTGCTTCATCTTTAGCAAACTTAATATCAATCACACCATTATCTTTTGCTGCCTCGGTAGAAAGCAATGCACTTTTTGCTGTGGTCTTGTCAGTTAAGTTAGCAGCAGAATAAACATCCATCCACAATGAAACAGCATTGGCCTGAGTTCTTCCTCCTCCGCCTCCACTGCTTGCTACTACTTGACGTTGCTGAAGAGTGTATGGATTCAATTTCTGTTCGTAATCAATCTTCTGTTTTGATTCTCCAATCAGGAAGTCAGATGCCGCTTTTTTCTGATCATCAGTAAATACAGGCTTGACCATTCCAGACTGTGGATCTCGCTCTAAAAATATAACATTTCCTCCAGACTTATCAGTAAAAGAAAAAGTAAATCCACCAATGTCATCGGTAAGTACAGAACTCACGTTGTATGGATTCTCTAAATATGATTTCACTTTGTCCTCTAAGTACTTACTAAATCCCGGTCTAGCTGTAGCATCAGCAGTGGTGGTAATAATACCATTCAAAGCATCAGCATCCTTTTCTGCTTTAATATATTGACCAAGACTTTTAGCTATGGTATCTGTCGCTGCATTTGAATCAAAGTAATCATACTTACCCTTGATTCTGTTTCGTAAATAGTTAACAGTCTCTACCTGATCAGTAAGTCTTAATACCCCTTGGTTGTTAGGGTCTGACTCCATGATACCAACACTAACAGTAAAGTCAGTAGGATTAATCAAAGGCTTAGACTTCGAGAAGTTAGCAAAACCTTCAACTGTCTCCATAAGAAATGTTTCCATCTCCTGAGATCTAGTTGCTGGGTCAGCACTTTTCATACGCTCCATCTTTACCTTGAACTCCTCTTGGTATTCCTTAGAAAGGGCAAACAACTGAGCGGTACCATCATTTATGTTTTGACGCATGATGGTGTAATCCTTCACGCTAAGGCCACCAGACTTTAATAGTCTGTCCTGAAGTAGTCTAGCCTGCTGTGCATCACTTGCATAGTTTAGTGTCCACGCATTTATACCAGTATGCTCTCCAGTAGGGGCATTTGCTAGCTGTTCTCCGAAATCTCTTGAGGCCTTATCAATGGCCGCCTTCTTTTGTTCTCGAAGATTTGTTTCGGTCTTGAGCATGTCGGTAATATCCTTACCAATCTCTGCCCAGTTTACGAAACTATCAGCCTGCCTCTCAGCGTATTTATAATATGTTGCCATTATTATTTAGGATAATTCTGTAAAAATAAACTAAACGGATCAAGCAATGACTTACCAAACTTCTTGCCCTGAGTAGCATAGTAATCTTGAAATGCAAAAGGAGTCATTAGTCCTTGAATAGGTTTGCCTTGAGCATCTAATCCTGTAGCGGTGTATCCAACCCCAGACAATTGTCCAAACTGTGGGTTAAGTTTTCCAAATTCTACCAATCTATTTTGAAGTTGCTCCTGACTAAGTCCTTCCTTTGCTGCTAACCCCTTGAGTTTTTCAAACTGTCTCATACCTTGAGACTTATCAAACAATGGAGCTGCTTCATAAAGTTGTTGAGCACCACTTTGTAGTGACTGCATTCCTTCTGTTGTTGCAGATGCCGCAGCTCTTTGAGCATCACGAGCAGCAAGTTGTGCACCTTCAGCCGCTTGCAAATCAAGACCTGCTAATGCACCGGCAATTCTAGAATCCTCAGCAGCAACTAGTTTATCTAGACCCATAAGATCCTCAGCCATGCTAGCCCTTACATTCTCTTGTCCTTCTAATCCAGCAGCATATATTTGTCCAGCAGCAGCTCCTACGCCACGGCCTTCACCCTGCTGTGCTGCCCTAATCAAATCAGCAGCTGTGCTTTTTGCTTGTCTAGCAGCTGTCTCATAAACACCGGTCTGTATACCAAGTTGTTCATAATAGTTGACATTCATTTTCTTTTTTGCTTCAGCAAGAGATCTGGCGGCTGCTTCGTTAGCCTTCTTATTCTCTCTCATCATTTTTCTTGCATTGCCAAAAGATGCACCTGCTGTACCTAAAGAGGTAGCTAGTCCGACTCCTGCTGCGATTGTAGTAAATGGGGCCATGTTATAATACTTTTATCATTTCACCTGTGTATGAATCTCCTTGTATGTACCCAAATTTTTGGTATGTACCTATAAGGTTTCTGTTCTTTATCAAAGCATAGACGTACTTATGGTCAGTGCTTTTGCAAATACTAGTAAGCGTGTAGATCAATAAATCTATACACTCCTTTCTTGTTGGTTTCTTTCTGTAGGTCTTACTAGATATTATCCAGTCAACCCATGCAACCTTTGAGTTCGTGGTGTACATGTAACCAGCACATACTGGTTCGTCACCATCAAAAACAATTAGTCCACCTTCTCCATCTGCCGGTAAGAAATCTTTATGAGGTGCCACCCACTCCCAGTCATTCCACCATTTCAATAGGATATTATCGTAATCACTTGCTGTAATTGGTCTAATTGATATTGCCATATATGCAAATTTAAGGATAACTTTTCATTACTTCAGACTCCACTGCAAATAGCTCTACCTTAGTAGTACTATTGTTCTCTAATGTAAATATACAATAGTGTCCAAGAACTCCATGCGACTCCGCTACCGATCCCTTAATATACATAAAGAATGGGGTAGTTATAGGTGGGATACCACCTCCAGCTATTGACGCATTAACTACAATTCTGTTATTGCCTGCTGGATAATCAACTACAATGCTAGTAATCTGACCACACAATATTGGCGTACTGTAACTAGGTGGCAAGCTGTAGTACAAGTAGTCTCCAACACTTACAATGCTTCCAATCTCAGTTAGGTTTGGACTAATAGGAAACGATACGTTCAATGCTGATGCAGATCCTGTTACGTTCTGACTTAAGCCAATACCATTGACTGATCTAAGAGCATACTCAGATGGATTAGCCGGGATGGTCCCTGCATTTCTAACGAAAGCAAAGTAAGATCCTTCCTTCTTCTCATACCAAGCAGCCTCAATGAATCCAGAAGTTTGTATATCAGTCTCCATTAACGTAGCCCATCCACTGTTTCCCTCTAAGTTAAGAGTCTTAAATATTTTGTTCTCAAGGGCTGACATGTTAAAGACACTTGTAATTTTTGAGTTGTACTGAACTCCGTAGAAATTATTTCTGGTCTCATTCACATTGTGACGATACAAGTTTCCACCCTTAAAGGTATAGAAGTAGTTGTTCATCCCAATCATGTAGTCTGGATTGAAGGAGTAGAACGATGGCCACCCCTGTGATGATTCGCTATATGATAATGTGTAGTTTGCCATAGTTTAACAAGATCCTCCAAAAGTTGAAATTACACCACTTCCAGAAATTAATAATGTCTGTCCTGAAGCAGGAGCAGATACAGTCTTATAGTGTGTATTGTTACCATTCAATGGTGTAGTAAGACCTACGTTTGTGTATAGAACCTTACCTGCAAGAAACACATCATATAGTGATGGTTCTGTCCCAGTAATGTACACTGTTAAAGGTGTACCAGTACCTGCACAAGCAGCAGATGAGCTACCCCATCCATACGTGTTAGGTGTAGTTGATGAGTCAAAGTATACAGTGAATGTATTAGATGTGCAATTACCAAATGCAACTATAACACCATTGGCATCCACTTGAAACCAATTGTTTGCTCCAGCAGCCGTAGTCTTATAGTATCCTGCGGCTAATTTAAACTCACCATTGGCATCACTAAACACTAAATCATACAAGCCAAGAACTCCAGATGCTCCATTGACATAAGCAACATAATACGTTTGGTCAATAGCATCAGCACATGCTGTAGCACTTCCTGCATTTACTGTACTAGAAGCAAATGATGGTAAAGCAGCTGGACATGACACATTAATTGAGAACACAGTGCCAGAACATGGACCAATAAAACTAAGGTTCATCACCGATGGGGAAGCAGCAGTCTTTGGTATAACCATAACAGTATTACCCGGAGAAGCAGCAGTTAACTTCATCTGTCCAGACAATACTGATACGCTAGTGGTTGTACCCAAAGGAGTAAATGTAGTCCCATTGTACTCAAATTCATTAAGAGTATATGGAGAGTTAGCAACTATACCGCAGTCAGATCCACTGGCACCTATATAAGTAGGTAGTCCAGCTGTTCCTTGTAACCATCCATAAGATGGAGAAGATACCCCGTTGTATATAGTACTGTTATATACCGCTAGTATCCCATCTGGTACACTCAATGGATTAAACCTAATTACCACAGCCCCTAAAGAACTGCCTAGGTCTGTGTTCAAATAATATATACCCTGATTTCCACTAGCACTAATCGTTCCTCCACAAGGTATAGCACAAGAAGGACAAATGACAGGTGGTAACAATACTCCACTTACTTGCTGTCTTGATATTGATCCATCAGAATAATACCCATTAGCAGCAACTGTTGTCAGTGCTGCATTTGAGTATACCACCGTAGCGGTACTAAGTGATGGTGCGTCTAAATAAAATGTTCCTGATGTTGCCATATTAATCGCATCCGCAGCATGCATCCTGAGTAGTTGTCGCAGAATAGCAAAGCTCTAGTGGTAATGAATTTCTGTAATCCCAAATTAAATAAAGATACTGTCCAGTGTTTGGAACAATGAATGATCCTGAATAAACTCCAGCGGAACCTGTTATTGGAGCCACTAATGTGGAGGCTGCAAGTAAGTTTGCAATTCCTACTGAAGTGTTTGGATACAACGTGTTGCTGCGAAGATACCTAAACTTATCCTGCCCTAATACAAAATCAAATGTATCTGGAACGATCTTATTAGATGTCATCCTTAAGCTAGCCCCATCTGTTGGTATACTTCCAAATCCTTGAGCACCAGTTACTAACTGATATTGAGATACCACAGGGCTTGAATCATCCGTAGCAAAAGTAACAAATGTAGATTGCAATGGAGATACATAAGCACCAGCAGTATATCTGTATTGATTATGAATATTTTTCCCTGCATCAACTACACTAGTCAATGTCACACTAACAATAGTTAAAGTCTCTTGAGCAGGACAGCTAGGAGTTACGGTAATTTCAAGAGGATTATTAGCCACTATAGTTACAGTAGCTACATTTACATTGTTTTTATTCTTTTCAAACTGTATACTTCCAGATACAGAAACAAGACCAGAGGTTACAGTAGTGCCATCATAAGTTACAGATATGGTAAAATTAGCTGTAGAACCAACAGGCACAGTGTATGGTATAGTAACCATTCCAACAGGCTGACCTAAGTCAACGCAGTATGTTTGTGTGTTACCAGTTGGTATAGTGAACGTCTGTCCAATACCACAAGACAAGCACTCTAGTGGCCTAGGTAGTTGCTGAGAGTTAGTAGTTAGAACGTATTCATTTAGATACGGGTCATAAGCACCAAGCTTCTGAGTATTGAAAGACTGAATGAACTCATCTCTAAACCAAGATCTCATTCCCATGTCGGAGATTACAATAAGTTGGTCTCCCTTTAGATTGAGCACAGCTCCACGCTTAACGTCAGTAAAGAACCTATCAGGCCCCCACTGCACATAACTCTCTGGATGAAAACTAATACCAAACTCTTCAGTCCTAGCTATCTGTGTACCAAGTATTTGTGGAACAGAAGCAATAGCACCTCCTCCAGTAGAGTCTGATATTAAGTTCTTGCTAGAAAGCACATAAGATATCTTGTCCTCCTGTAGTACAAGTATATCAGTCTCACGACCATCTAGAATATAGATTGGTCCAAATGATACTTCAAGGTACTTGTAGTTAGATAAGCCAAGGTTAAACTCATTCAGCTTATTTACATTCGACTCAAAGTTGTATATACCACTGTAAGTAATATCTGCAAATCGTCTCGTTCTCTTATAGTCTTGAGCAGCAATTGCAGTAACTCTATTACCTAATGCGAGTGGCCTACCAACAATAGAGTCTAGTATCTTATAACTTTCCGCTCCGTTACCATAACAGAAGCAATTGAAGAATTTTGTATCAATAATTGCTGGCAGTGAAGATGTCTGAGTCTGCACATTTCCTGTGTGGAATCCATTAACAATAGGGAATGATAACTCATTCTCAAAGAATATATCAGGCAAAGCAGGAGATGGCTGAGTCTCAAATATAATTGTAGTATCAGCTTTGAATATCTCAAACGTAGCCGTTATACTAGAACGTCTCTTCTCCTTAGCAAGTGTACCAGTACAACGAACTGTACCAGACATCAATAGAACAAGCTTGTTTGAATTAGGGTCTCCTCCAACAGTTGGATACCTATAGAACCTGTAAAAGTTTGTACATACCTCAGGGTCTAAGTCTTGATTATTCGCTGCCGGAGTAGGAATATATACGTTATTAATTGAGCACTCACCAGCACCAAGATCACTAACTCCTTCATTTAAAACTACTTGTACATTGTCTCCATTAAACCAATCATCCATGCTTTCATAATCAGCAGATGCAATAAGAGTTTCCTCTAGTGTATATATTCTAGTTCCGCATTTACGGTTTCCTTTACCGGTACCTCTACGCTGGAACTTAATGTTCATCTTTATCCTACTGCCAGCAGGTATGTCAATGTCCTCCCATATTTCGTCAGTCTCATTATACACACTCATTGGATACTCTAGGATAGGATAATCCCCACCGTTGTTTTCCTCAACATCTACAGTGCCTGGAGTAACAATTGAATCCTGACTCTTAACTACAGAGAAGTTGTTTGGATTAATCTTAATGTACAATCCAGAAGGAACTAATATGTTAGTCGTTGGATCTGCTGTGCTAGGGATCTCAAGAAATCCCTCAGGTTTTGCCTCTTTCTCAAGAATAGTAGTATAGATACATCTGTTGGTAGACCCATTAGTATCTGCCTTAACAATAAGTCTATCTCCTTGCTGGACCTTCCTAGCGTTCTCTCCTTCAAGTAAGAAGTAAACATTATTAGTCAGTGGGTCATTAAAGAAAATATTACTGAATATGGTATCATATCCTTCTTCGTCAGGCTTTATAACAAACTTATATCTAGTAGCCCAGTATGGTACACGTTGTGCGACTGGTATAGTTACTTGAATAGAGTTCTTAGTATCTGATGCTGAGCATGGTACATGAACCGTATTATTCGAACTAACTAAAGCAGTTGTTGATCTGTTAAAGTCATCCATGTAAACAATACCAATCTCATATCCTCTGTTGCTATGTAAACTTCTAGGAGAATTAATCTTCTGATAGAATGCCTCAATGAAACTATAAGAATAGTACTCGTACACGCTTACTGTAGGCGTAGTCGTGTTGTCAACGTATCTCATGGCAAGCAACTGCAACCCAATTAATTGGCTAGCAGGAGTGGTTATAATACCAATACCTTGACCAGCAGACCCGATGCCACTTTGGTATTTAGTTAAAGGCGTAAGTGGTGTAGGTCTAGTTAAGTTAGTTGGAAGAGCACAGTTGAATTGATCTGTGAATGTAGTCCCATCGCAAGAGTCAACTACAGGAGATAGCGGAGGTACACCTACGGCCTCCTGAAACTCTGCACTACTTGCCAACTCATAAACGGAGTTGTAAGACTTAGGTAACACAAATGAAAACGTGAGAGATACATCCTCAGTGGTCTGATTAGGGAATGGAGTATCACCTGCAAACTGTTGATGACCAAGAGACATCTCGACAGTAATAGAGGCCCCTGTAACGAGTTCAAATCCGTTAAGGTCTAAGTACACTACCGAGTCTGTGATCGTTTGAGGAGAGCCAAAATTATAGGTGCCTGTGCTAAGGAAGTCTATGATTTCTGTGTTGCCTACCTCTTCTGATATTAATGAAGTGGAATAATCTAACTGAATTGGCTGACCAAAATCGTCAATCATGTCAAAGCCCTCCACATAGTTACCATACATAAGCCTATTGCCCATAATAGTTTGGGCCTTGGCTAGCAACGGTACGTTGTCGTAAAGTCTAAACAACTCACGCTCATCCAATGTGGTAAATATCTTACTGTTTGTAAACGTAAACGTATAGTTAGTATTGTCAACTAACCCAAGGTCAGACTTATCTAGTTTTTCAATTACGTTGATGGTGTTATTGTCCATCTCTTTGAACAACAAATCAATACCTTTTACTAATGGACCTCCAGTATTGTAGGTTATAATAGCAGTATTGAACTGGTTCTTCATACCCTCATTTAGGTAGCTATTTAAACTGAAGTCAAAAGGCTTTGGCTGGAATGCAGGATCTGACCACTGAGAAGTAGCAGAGTACTCGTCATCCTCATACCAGTATCGATATGCAAAGCAAATGTATCTACCTTCTAGGTAATTTTCTTCATCTCCAGTATTTATAAGCTGAATACTTGGAGACTCCACTGGAGGTTTTTTTATAACAAGAATAGACTCAGCACTAAATTGGTCTATGTTAGCAACTGGGTCTGGATAATTTTTAAACCTATTGATAACCCTAGGTGGGTTATAATCATCAGTAAAAAATAAAAGATCATCTATAATGTTTACCCCAGTAATGAGATACTCAGGGTCAAAGTTCAACGTAGTGTTTGTACCACCTCCATCATTGATACTAATAACGTGGTACGTAAGTATATTATTGTACACGTTAAAAGAAACAATCATGTCTAGCTTACCAGTAGCACCAACTCCAAAGTTAGAGTCATGGATAAACCAATAGATAGTCTCGCTTGTATTGTCAGTAATGGTTCCTATGCATTTTGCTGAAGCACTAAGAGCGGTTCCATTAATGTACTTTATTGTAGTAAGCTTGTTATTACCTTTTGTATTTTCAATTACTCCAATCTCAGATCTTTCTGTAGAACCCATGCGAACATTAAGAGCATCTATATACTCTCCATCAGGAATAAGTCGTTCATCAACGACTTTATTCATTCTGCCAGCTATGAAATTTCTTGTAAAATTCGCCATATTATTTCAACCACTTGTCCAAGCCACGTAGGTTCATTAACAATCTGCCCGGATGGATATTGCTTAATCTGATTTTAGAGTTTCTCATAAGAGAGGTTTTCTCCTTTCTTGCACGAGCAACAATGTATTCTTGGACACCAAGTTTAGTGCTTAGAATTTCGTACATAATGTACGCATAAATAAACTTTTCAAACAATTTATTTACACTTATTAGTGAGTCATCCCCATTCTCCATACCATCTGATATGTACTCTAGGATTACTGACTGACCATACATGTCTGAGTTAAAGTTAATTACACCACTCTTGGCATCTACATTAAACGTAGGGTTGAAGTTAGCAGTCTCAGTATTAAGACCATATCTCTGGCCCAATCCATACTCAAAGCACCACTGACCATTACCCAAATCCCATCCTTCTTCACCATCATATCTGCTGTCTGGGTTCAAGTAAATACTCTTCTTGGTTCCTGCTAGTCTCTGCAAATCAATCTCTGAATACTCAGGAGACAATGCATTGCCCTGCTGATCAAAAAGAATCTTACCAGTTTGGTCCTGCAAGTAAGCCTTAGCAGAAAGCACCTGAATGTTCTCAGTAAGTGGCCTCAAGTACCCATCCTTGTATAGGTTTACTCTAACCCAGTTGACATAGTCTGATGGTAGAATGTATTTAAGCGTATCATCGACAGTTAGCTCAAGAACTTTTATTTGCTTAAACGCATCATAGTTTAGTTCTTGTATTGCTCTCTTAGCATGAAACAAAATTTTATATCGCTCTTCGTTATTTATCAAAGAGTGGTTGCCAGCGTACATCAACATAAAGTTGTTGACAATGTCCTGTAAACTAACATACTGATATGACCCCCAGTTTGCATCTTTAGGAGTCACCCCATTATTTTCGTAATATTTTTCTTGAGTAATGTATGCCATGATTATACAGATTGTTTTTGTTCTTCAAGACCACCGAACTGGGCTACCTCAATCTCACGAATAGACATGCCAGCGTACTGAAGAATTTTTGAAACTAATTTTATCTCATCCTCAATAGGCACCTCAAAGTCTTGGTATCCTAAACCAGGAGCCTGATTGAACACAGGCTCGCCATTAGTCAAAGTAGTGAATGTCCACTTAGGATCCTTAGGATATCTAAAGTAACTGGCATCCACCTCGTTAGCCTGATTAATAGTTGATGGGTATACAGTAAGTACGCTACCCTCCTGAGTATAGGCTGGGAAGTTTTCAGTTGGAGCAGTTAAGTTAGAGTTAATCAACATAGTAATCTTACCATGAGTAACCTTCTCAGCCTCACCCTTGAATACTCTAGTAGCACCAGACGCATCATATACAAGAATCTTATTGACCATGAAGTAATCAAAGCCAGTCGTTGTTAATGATGGCAGATAATATCTATTTGAAGCCGAAGCAAACTGAGTGAGCGTAGATGTAATAGCGAATAGTTCAATCGCTTCTTCTAAAGCTTTCTTCTGATTAGCATAGTCTGTACCAGATTGACGAGCATTCTCCTTGTTAATCAAGTCATTGTACCCAGAAAAATACTCTTCAAATATTTCTAGCTGTGCCTGCTTGGCAAACAGGTTGAAGTCAGAAGGTGAGATGTACCCGTAATTATTCTTGTTCAGAATTGCCAATACGGTATTTCTAACTGAGTTGATCATACTAGTCTTTTTACAAATATAAACAAAAAAAAAGAGGGTGTTATTACACCCCCATTTTTGATCATCTATCTATGAAAAATTAACATTACAAATCTAAATTATTTTCTAACATTTTCAAAATAGTAATTCCTTCATCTGTCTTTAAATATTCAGCAACACAGAAGTATGGGTCTTCACCGAAAGGAACAGTTAACATCTTTCTCTTATTAGACCCAGTATTAAACCAGACTTCCTTGTTACCATTTCTGAATGTCAACAACTTATTCTCGAAGAATACGTGCACGTTTGATTGCAACTTAAGCATTGGATCATTAAGCAAGTTTAGGAAACCTCTTGGATCTCTCTTGGCATAAATCAATACATCACGCTTCAATTCAGCAGTTGTAAATCTATTTGGATCCTTGTTGAACAGTACTCTTGATACCACCTCAAGCTGGTCAATGCTAAGCTGTCTTGCTTCAATCAATGCATCGACCTCAGATGTAAGTCTCTCTACCTCAGTAGCAGCATCCTTCTCATTGTCAACCTCAATAAAGGCTCTACCATTAAGTGGATGGTAGTGTAAGAATTGCTGTAGAACTGGGTTATTTTTTGGTACACTTAAAAATCCATTCTCGAAGATTACTGGCTCAACGATGGCATTACCATCTTGCTCATCTTCAAATGGTGTCCTCTGGTTGATAGCATATCTCAGAGGTCTGTTTACATTGTTTTCTTCATCAAAGTATAGAAGAGGATATCTTCTTGTATTTCTTGATGGTAACGTATAAGATAATGGAGCAGCTTCTCCTTTTAACTTATAGATTTTGTC